TTTTTTTTTTTTTTTTTTTTTTTTGACTGGACCCGCACAAGTCTGTCAACAGTAATGATTAAATGAATACGATTTCTTTTACGAAATTACGGTGCGTTTTGGTGGAGAAATGGGAAAAACTCCTTTTATGTTACCTTGGGGTCCCATGCATACCAAGGGGTCATTTAGGGGGACCATTCCCCGATGATTATATATTCGTCATCAGAATCAAAGAAAGTCACTTCAACTGATGAAAGACTTTCCGTTGGACTTGGGGACCGCGATTTTGACTGCGGCGGCCTTCTTAAGGGTTCGCTTGAGGCTCTTGGCTCTTCGCTTAACTGGAACTGCGCGCTTTGCGACCGCACCATAGGTGAGCTTACTGGTAACGGCTTTAGTGGCGGCTTCGGCTCCTCGTAGGTAGGCATCTCTGCGTTCGGTTGCCATCTGTTTTCGCATCGCGGAATCGGTCGGGACATTGACCGGACGTATCTTTCTAACGCGGTTAGCGTATGAGTCGTCTCTGGTGATTGTACTCCCTTGATCATGGGCTGTTAGTTTGCTCATAAGCGATGTTAGGAGCGGCACTCCAAAGGTCTTGAGGCCCTGCATAGCGACAGCACCGAGCGTTCCGAGGAAGTTATAGCGGGCTGGGAGTACGTCTTTGATCTCATAGAACGCATCCATCATAGCCTGCATCACTTCTAGGTCCGGTTTCGGGGCAAGTCTTTGCATGCCAGCCCACGGTGATAGTGGAGCGGGCTGGATCTCAACGCCAACGTAATGTTTCTTAAACATGAGCTGCGTACTAACACTAGTCTGCGAATTGAGCGACAACCCTGTAAATTTAATCCACGAGAATGTCATATCCTGTGACCATAAAGTATCACAGAGCGGTTTGAGCTCTTCAGGTCCATCGCCAACACTTGCGTTCTCGAGCAGCGGGGCGTAACTTTGCGATCCATCGGCACCAAAGCTAGCGGTGTAGCATTCATACAATCCGGGCACGGGTGCAGCAGCACCGGTGTTACCGGCAGTATTCCACTTTGGGGCGACAGAATTTAGTCTCAACACGGCGAATGCACCTTCCATAGCTTTACCACTGTAGCTTCGCGCGCTCGAATTCAAGATTTGAGAATTGGTAGGCATTTCAAAGCCAGGTGAGTCTCCTCCGGCACCCAGATTGAGAACCTGGACTTGAGTATTAGGATCCAGGTCCACGAAATGGGTAACGCAGTCATAGCCAAACGCCTTGCTAAGTTCGTGTTGAACATGCAATGGGTATTCATCATGCATGTCAAGCTTATAGTTGTGCGCCTCCACAGTGGCTGCGTCTGCTCCTTTCGGTGGGTTTCGGTGGAGCACGGTAAGGGCCCACTTTAGATGGCGGCTTTTAACCAACCGAATGAAGGCCTTAATGTCATGGTTGGCGAGCGAAATTAGTGGACCCGAAAACAGTATCGCAGGGTTGAATTGCGATCCGACGACCATACCTGTGTTATTAAACATCGTGGCATTCAAGGTAATGGTGGAACTCTTATAGGCGGTGCGAGACAAATTTGCGTCCTTCGTCCATCTCGACCAGTCATAGACATCAACGATGTCCAAGTTGTTGAGGTCTTGGGTCATAGGATCGGCTGCATTGGTCTTATTACGGATGAATGGGATTGCGAGCACTCGGTGTCCATTGGGGACAAGAAAACCGTAGTCGTAGGCATCTAAATCAGCTGAGACAACCGCGCGCACTTTGGCAGTACCGTAATCGAAGATGTACGGGGTCTTATTAATGTTCGCATTCCGCCACTCGACACACACCTGACTACGCGTATCGTTGGTGGGTAATCCAGCATAGTCCTCAACAGCGGACGGCGGGTGCAAGCACTTCGCAATCACCGCATGTTTGGGGCCAAGCTTCTGCGTCGTCATAGTTTGCGCCTCGGTGTTCTGAAGTTGCTGGAACATATCCACATCTATGTTGTTAGGGTTCTGCGTTGCCATAATGACAGATGTTATTTGCAATAAAATAATTTTATTATTAATGATATTGTTGTTATTAAATAAACATATATTTACAAAACTAACTAAAATTATATAATTCCAAAGACGATTATACGAGGTCTGCTTTGACACTCATATTGTAATCAACCAAGTTTTCGTATTTGATGGAATTGGCACGGTCGCAAAAAGATGTAAGAATCATAACTTCATGTGGTGTGAGGCCTTTAACCCTCTTATCATTTGGTCGATAGTGGTGGGCTAAGGCGTGGTAGCCATATTGAAGAGCAGACTGATCAAGGATGCACGCCATATCTTGGGCGACACTCATCTTTGCTTCGTTTAAGTGCTCTTCGCTATCATATACCTTGTAAAGGTACTTTGCGGCTCGTCTTATAACGTCAGGAAATAGGCCTTTTTCGGTGATTACAAATCCGGCGAATTCCCCTACTTCGTCCCACTGCACTTTTAATTTATGCCCATCCTCCATGAATGTTTGGTATAAGGCACTCTCCTTAGCATCTACGCACTTAACATTTGAATCATCACCTTTCCATATAGAATACAATACGTGCTCGAAGTCAAACAATGTACAAGTTAAGGCCATATTGCCGAGAGTATTACCTCCAAACGTAAACGGCTTCCCTGAATGTTGACATGTCTTGAGGTAGATCGTAAACTTATACATGGGATTCTTTGCGCGGTATTTTAGCTTGCCGTGGCTACTCAGATGTACATGTTCGGCTATAAGCTGTTCATTAAATCCGCATTTTCCGAAAATGAGGGCCTCAAAATACACCATCATGTTGGAATATGATGCGTCCCATTCTGTGTAGTCGTTCATGAAATGACGGTATTTCTTGTATCTATCACGTTTGTCTTCAGATTCAAGGTCTGCGATCTTTGCAGAAAAGTCCTTGTCAGCTGTGCCAGATGCGATAATGGTGCGATTACCGTCATTGCGGCTGCAATTAAGTTCGTCGGAAATTTTCTCGATGGCTGCTCTAGTAATGGCTGAAAACATTATATTAAGTCTTTTCGACCATGCTGAAACACCTTGATTAGCTTTGTCAAGGGTGTCCCAAGCATCTGCTGCTTTAAATTTCGTCTGCTTTTTCGCGAAGTATTCAATTGATTCTCTCCAAAATTCTAGTGGTTCCGTCACCTCTAGATACGATTCGGCAGTTATGAGCTGCCCGGTACGATTACGTTTAGTGATGAGATCAGCGTCAAGTTCACTCCTCCAATCTTCTAGACTACTGGTTGTTTTACCTTTAATTTTCGGTAATTTCTTGTTCAACGCCTCTAGATAGTCCGAGGTACATCTCATCAGGTAATCGGGTGTCATTGTACTCTGTATACTGGCAAGTAGGCCATCTAGTTTCTTGGTCGCGCTATACTTTGGTGTATAACCGACATTAACCGAATACTTAGCTGCATCATCTTTATAGAGAAATTTGGCCAATCGCTCATACATAGTTTCAGCTTTTCCTTGCGCAACCTTGATGCCGGATGGCATGCGACTGGGTGTTGGTGCTGCCGTATATCTTTCTATACCGGCTTTCAAGGCGCTTCGGGGGTCGTTACTAAGATGTACGATTAGATTGCGATTTCTATTGGTGATAGTTTTCCCTCTTACGACGACATCGCGAGCAGTAAGTGCTTCTGCATTAGTGGCTATGGGTGATTTCGGTTCCTTCAAATCTAAATGAACTGCGACAACCATAGATGTCACATTATTAGCAGTTTTAACGGTGTTGGATATTATATCAGCAATATCGTCAGGGCTAACACCAAACTTCTCAATCTGGACGTCTCTCTCATCAGTGGTGGTATCACATGCCGCTCTCGTGGCATAATTATCTGAGACGGGTAATTTAGCTCCCTTCGATCTTAGGGTCTCGAATCCAGAACCTTCAATGAAAAACTTAGCGGTATTTTCTTCTGGACCTTTGAAACATATTTGCATGTTATGACGGGTTGCCGCAACATAAAGGTATTTATAGTTGTCGAGCAATTTTGTATTAGCAGCTCGCGCATCAGCAATGACAGTTACGCGGGAAAACGTGCTGCCCATAGCACCATGAACTGTGATCCCTTTTGCGTCTTTAGCGCTGTCCTGATTAAACGCGATTTGCTGCGCGTCTCCGTCAGCTTCCTTGGTGATCGACTTGACGACCCGTGATCGGCTTACGATAGGTAGCTTGATAAGCTTCTCAACTATCGGAACTATATCTTGCGGTATACGATATGAAAAGCGGTTTAAGGTAGTCACACCTGCTTTCTCAAATATATTAGTTTTACAGCGAATGTGATTGATCTGGTCGCCATCGCCCATAAGAATGCTGCCATTGGGGACGAAATAGAAGAACCCGAGGTGGAAAGACTGGGCCTCATCAACACACACGGGTTTACCGTCCATCCTCATGATGTATTTATGTTCAGTAACACCTCGTTTCTGCTCTTTTGCGAGTGTATCAGTAGGACAGACGATAGTCATGTGCTGGCAAAATTTAGCATAGTAGTTTTTAGTCTTGCCACAGCCAGCTATTCCTGTTAACATACGGTATTGTAGATTAATACGTTCAGGTCCGTTTTTAACTGTATCAGCGTACTTTGTTCTAACATCTACAGCAATGGGTATATCACCACTATTAAGGTAATCTAAAACGTCAGCTTTAAGGATTTCAACACCGACGTCTTTCGCCACATATATCGGATCACCGTCGTAGTGTTTTAGTATTAGGAAATGTTCAATAATACCCGCTTCATTACCTTCTGGCATGTATTCCTGTCTATCGATGCGCTCACAATCGGTGAATCGTTCTTTTAATTGAAGCGTACAATAAGTCTGAACAAACTGCTTGACTATGAGTATTCCGCCTTCTTTAAGTAGTTCTGGAAGATAGGCCAACGCACTATCTATAATGCTCTCGCTGGCAAATTCAGCGGCACAATCGATAAACACCACGTCATAAGACACACCTTCTCTAGCAACTTCAACGAAGTCTTGATATTTTGCGTATTGGAGGTTGTTGGTATCCAACACGAATGGGGCGAGTGCTGAGTGTCCATCATAGACACGCGACGTAACAGCAGCTCCCCGCTTATGGGCTTCTAGAGACGCAAAGCCGGGGGCAGCTGAAAGGTCGAGAAACGTCTTGTCTTTGATTTCAATGCGGTCGAAAATATTTTTCCACTTTAGTTCTGTCCTCTTAGCCCCTCCTCGGAGGCGTGGAACATAGTGGTCATGTTTAAGCTCGACACTAATAGGGGGACATGCAGTATCCCCAAATCGATGGACGATCTGCTGTTTACCGAGAATTTGGTGAACTCGGAGCTGCACTCTATAAATCATGGCCGCTAACATGGGTAGACAATCTCCAAAGTGTGAATCCCACCGGGCGTGACAAAAATAATCGTACATTTGTCGGAGAAACACTGGTCTCGTCATACGGGTATTTTCTAAGACTGATGGGACATGTGCGATCTCGTAGCACCCCATCAGCAACCCGCGCCAGACAGAGTTGAAATCTAGTCCTGGACGTACCTGGCTTACGGCGGCCGTGAATGATTCAATAAAACACCAACCTGGTTCAACCGTGATCCTGGCATGCAGATCATAGTCGTAAGGGCAAAAAGAGTAAACGGTATCATCGTTCTCAAGAAACCGTGATCTCAATTTTCGGCTGACATTAGTCCCCTTCTTGTGTACCAATACCCAATTAGCGTCAGGTACGCGACCCAGATGGTCTCGAAGCGTATTGGCGTCATCTGTAACGAATATTGGGTAGGGGACATCAGCTGGACGATACAATGTGGGACAATCAATGTGGAACGATGAGTGTGAGAAGACCTTGGGAACACTCCAACGATCAATACCATCTACTGCCGTAAGGTCCGCTAAAGAACTGGTGACAGTTTTGCGGCGACAGCATGTATCAGCGGTCTCATCTGTGGCATCGGTGTCAGTCTGGGTATTAACACTACCCTTGCTAGAGTAGGTACTATTTGTATGTCCAGATGCTAGACTCCCATCAGTTGACCCACTGGTTGGGGTAGTAGGTGGCTTAAGCTGAGGTCGATTGCGGAGACTAGTTGTACTTCCGGTGGTAGTCGTACCGTAAGATGTTATCGTGCTAGTTGATCCATGTCTCGTTATCGTATCGGATATCGTACTACCATCGCTGCCTTCATGTTGAGGCTGACGTGGTCGTTTCGCAATATGATTAGGGACAACACCTGTGTTCATCCAACGGGGAATAGTTGCAACATCGTCGAACGAATTTGGTGTCATGGGCACGTGTTGGGCCTGGGGTGGTTGTGGTTGGGGAGGCATATACAACGGGGCTACGGGGGCTACCAAGGGTGCCCACGGTGGTGGTAGGGTGGTTCTTACGAAAGACACGTGCTTGATACCGACAATTCGGGGCTTAATAGCTTCTGCCATATCAATGTTCATAAGGGACGTGTCATTCCATTCTGCGTCGCCGAGTTCATCATCAAGGCGAACAGTGCGGAGGAATTCAGGTTTCGTATTACGAGATGCCCAGTTGCATAATCTTAGCCATAATTTCTTAATACCACCCGCACTGAGGTGTATACCAATTTGCTTGAAAACCGTTCCTATCACTATGGTTCGAGTAGTGCGAGCGATAGCTCCAAGCACATAGAGTGATTGAACAATAGCATGGTACTGCTCAGATGGTACTTCCCAGCCTTCCCAAAAGACTTTATCACTAATGTGCACTTTTTCACGATATGTGTCACAATTGGTAGCGAATTGGGTGTAAGAATAGCCATTACTATCAACTTGTCTACAAGCATATGCAATGGCACGGTCATAAATCTTACAGGGGACTATAAATTTCGGGAGGTCGTCAATGACGTCTTCGCAACCTCGGAGCGCATAATAGACCAGATTTGGTATCAACATGTAACTTAGGATCTGCTCACTAAGGACTGGTCGCAACGGTAGATGGTTAAACTTGCCAACACGGTCTATCTTAATCTGGTGAAATACGCCGACTCTCTCTATGGACTCTAATACAAGGTTGTATTTTGGTGTTTCGACTAATGTTGTATGGGCCCACTTCTTCCACAAGTCAGTGGGGTGGACATACACGGTATTACCATCACCGTAGTAGAACAGGGTCTCCCTATCTCTACGTGCAACCGTGTAGTACCCGCTAAGATTGTCAAGCGGGTGATAATCATCATCATACAACATATTCGGTAGGTACATCCACACGAACATTTGCTCAAGCTCGTGGTTGTCGAATACACGAACAACATCGTCCATAGTCATTTCGTACGTGGCATTCACGGCATAAGCTGTTCGAGCCGGAAAATGGCACTGTTGTGCACCTCGTACGCAGGTGCGCATAGCCATCATTGGAGATTTGGTTTGGACATAGTTCTTCAAGTCCTGTTCTACTTCCTGAAATGCGAAACGCGCCGCATCGCGATTTTCAGTTATGAATCTACAAACGTGGTTAGCCGTCGATTTGACGGTCCCACCAATCTCCAAAGTGGGATAACCTAGCGCGTTTTCTCGCGCCATGAGCATGCTACATCTCTCAGTTGCATAGTCGTTAAGAAAATGTAGCACGGGATGCGATACATGGACAAGGGGGGAGCTAGCAATTACTAGTCGTCTAGTGAAAAGGCTCTGTGCGATCTTCATCTCCTTGTCGTTCATCGCAACGTTAGTGTGAACGGCGGCCAGCAGCCGAGCTGCAAGCAAGTCGTTCTGTACATTAGCAATGGCGTCAGAAGACACTCTCGTGACGTCAGAGCTAACATTTAGAGTATATAAACTTTCCATACTGTCCTCAGCAGGTTAGATAATTATACTTTAT